GGCAGGTAAACTATTTGACAGATTAGAAAGAGAAGCTTTTCGTGGTGGTATCCAAGCAAGGACTAAAGAGTCCATGAAATGGTTCAGACAACGAGTATCAACACTTAAAAATGTTAATCGTAGAGAACTAATATCAGATGCAAGAAAACGAAGAAGACAAATATATGGTGACATGTATATGTACATGTACGACCCAAAACACAAACGAACACTACCTTACTATGATAGGTTTCCATTGTGTATACCAGTAGAACCTGCTAAAGGTGGATTTTATGGTCTTAATCTACATTATCTACCACACTCATTAAGAGCTCAGTTTTTAGATAGTTTATACGATAGAACAACAAACAATAAATACGATGAGACAACAAGATTTAGATTGACATATGAATTACTCAAACGAATAAAAGGTAAACCATTCTATAAAGCTTGTTACAAACACTATCTATCTAATCATGTAAAAAGTCAATTTGCAAAAGTAGATAGTGCAGACTGGGAGATTGCAATATTTTTACCAATAGAGTCATTCAAGAAATCAAGTATGGATGCAGTTTGGAAAGAAAGTAGGAAGAAAATGGCATGAAGATAGATAGATTTAAGGCACAAATAGATGACATGCAACGAACCAACAGATATAATGTTGCAATGTTTGGTACTGGAAATAGAAATAGTGGTCTTGCAATAAGAGGTATTAAATGTGAATCTGCATCATTGCCTGGCAGAGGTTTCTTTACTATAGAAGACTCAGAGTATGGCCCTAAAAGAGCAATACCACATAAACCACAATATGACCAGTTTGATTGTTCATTCTATTTAACGAATGACATGGAAGATAGAGAATTAGTAGAATTATGGCAAAGTACGATGAATAATTATTCATCTGGAAACTTTCATAGTGCATTTCATGATGATTATCGAGGTATAATCTATCTAGAGGCACTAGATAAATTTGATAATGTGAATTATCGATGTGTAATGGTTGATGCATTTCCAGTACAGTTAGCTCAAGTTGCATTTGGTTATGCAACCAGTGATATAGCAAAATTTAATGCACAATTTAGATATAGGTTCTGGGAAAGTGAATTCACTAACTCAAAACCTTCTGGTTTAATTGTAGGATTTATGGATAAACACCTAGGTAAACTAGAAAATAAGGTAAAAACGAAAATCGAAGATGCAGTCTTCGGTTAATTGATTATAGGAGTATATTATGGGATTACCTAAACTTAATACTGTTGAGTATTTCGAAACATTACCTGTTTCACAATTAGAGGTTAAGTTTCGTCCATTCAATGTTAAAGAACAAAAAATATTGTTACAGACATTAGAAGATGGAACACCGAAAGCAATATCAAATGGTATGATGATGCTGATAAGGTCATGTTCAGAAATTCAAGACAACACATGGACTGTAGACAAACTTAGTAATACAGATTTAGAATGGTTATTTCTTAAAATAAGAATGAAATCTGTAGGTGAGACTACAAAGATTGTACTACCATGCGTTAAACAAGATGAAGGATGTGATGGACAATCACCTATCGAAGTTGATTTTGATAAGATGGAGATAGAAGGTGAATTAAAAGAACCTAAAGTAATGTTAACAGATACTATAGGTGTGATGATGAGAATACCAAGTTATTCAGATGTCCAAGAACTGTACGAAGCTGGAGAAGAAGTTTCTACAGATAACATTTTTAAAGTGTTAAACAAATGCATTGTACAAATATTTGATGCAGATTCAGTGTATGATACAAAAGAATTTACTGTTAAAGAAGTAGATGAATTTGTTGATGGACTGACTGTAGACCAGTTTAATGTGATGATGGATTGGTTTAGTTCAGTTCCTAAAATGGTATATAATGTGGAGTTTGCATGTAGTAAATGTGAGACAGTGCAAGAACAAAAGATTTCTGGATTGCAGAATTTTTTCGTCTAGCCCTTTCTCATGAGACACTTGCAAATTACATACAAACCAATTTTGGATTAACTCAACACCATAAGTGGTCGTTGACAGAACTGGAAGAAATGTATCCTTGGGAAAGGGAAATTTACATTTCCCTACTATTAGCACATCTAGAAGAACTAGAGATGCAAAGAAGACAGGCAAAGTAAAAATATAATAGGAGAGTATTATGTCTGATAATAGAGAAAGGTTCAGTGGTGATATGAGCCGTAATGAAGTTGAAATAGACTTAAGTAAGTTTATGGAGATGGTCACCGAAAATAACGACCTCAAACAACAAATATTTGAGTTAACACATGACGACAAAACTAATCCATGGCAGAAATGGATATTTCTTGCAAGGGCAGTTGATGCATGGAGAATATGGCCTCGTGCATTCTTAAGTGTGTATATATTCTTAATTTACTTTGTGGTAATGTGGTTCATAGGATTAGAGGCACCAACAATGGAACAATCTGGTCTTATCAGTATTTTAGTTGGAGCAGGAGCTGCTTGGTTTGGACTATATGTTAACTCAGCTGCAAAAGAACATTCAACAAACAATGATGGAAAATAGATAAATACTACTATGGCAGATGACAACAATCTAAACAGTGAATTAGCCCTACAAGGGTTGGCACAAATTAATCTCAGTATTAAACAACTGAATGATAATCTTAAATCTAAAGATACTTTAAACACTGTAGGTAATCTTAGGAAGGCAATTAGAGAAGAAAACTTGTCTTCCGAAGATGAACAAAAACTACAAAGTAAACAAGGGTTAATGGATTTAGGTTTTGAACAACAAGATGCAGAGTTGCGTGTCGCTGCCAATACAGAACTTACTAGACTAAAAGCAGAGTTACAAAGACTTCAAGATATAGAAGAACAATTTGGTGGATTAGCACCAAAAGATACTACCTTGAAAGAACAGTTAGAATTTGATATCGATAGGATGTTAGAAATCCAAAAATTTGGTAGAGAGTTAGGTAAAATTGAGAAAGGTCTTAAACCTGCTTTTGCTAAAATTACTGCTACCATCAAAGAGTCTGGTGATAAAACATTTACACAAATAGGTAAGGAAGGATTTTCAGACCTAAGAGGTGATTTTGATAAAGTTACTGCATTTTTAGGGCCAGCTGCAACTGCATTCCAGAACCTACCATTTCTTGGTACTATTGCAAAGTTTAGTGGTAAGTTGTTAGCAAAAGCAGCTGCAACTCTTTTCCAAACGATTCTAGGAAGAAAGAAAGGTGAGAAACAACACAAAGAGATTGTTAAACTTGAAAAGAAAAAACAAAAGTTTACTAAGAAACAATTACAAGAAGAAAATCGTAGAAGAGTAAAAGAAGGTAAAGTCCCACTCAAACGAGATGGTACAAAAGACAAAAGATTTAAACAACAAGAAGGTGAAGAAGAGGGAACTGGATTATTTGGTGCAGCTGCTGGAGTAGCTGCTCTTGGTAAATCTACAGCATTCTTTAATCCTGTCACTATGGCATTATTTGTAAAAGCATCTGCACTTGCAGCTGTTGGTCTTAATTTACTTGGTGTTGGTATGGTAGGATTTCTTTCACTAGTTGGTATTGGAATGGGAGTTGTTATCTTCCAATTAATGAATGCAATGTCAAGAGGTATTGCATCATTTGATGAAAATGGTGCTACCGATGCACTTGGACGATTAGAACACATTGATTTATTAAAGGTTGCTGGTGGTCTTGCAGCTTTAGCTGGAACATCTGTATTAAATTCTATAGCAGGATTGATTGCATTGTTGCCTGGCGATGAAGCTCCATATACAAAACTAGGTGAGGATGCAGCTGGATTTGCAAATGCAGTCAAAGACAGTGGTTTCATGGATATTGATACTGCCGCATTTGGAGAAAAAACTTCTGCATTGTTTGGCCCTTCTGTTAAAAACTCATTTGCTGGTGTATTAGATTTCTTCAAAGGTGATGCAACACCATTAACTGATTTAGGTGCAGATGCAGCTGGATTTGCAGATGCAGTTAAACCATTTGAGGAAATGGATGTAGATACCTTTACTACTAACATCACTAAAGTCAAAAATGCAATGGCAGACTTTGAGTTACCAGAAAATAAAGATGGTCTACTTAAAAGTTTATTTGGTGAATCTGGTATTGACCAGTTAAAAGAACTTGCATCTATTACTTTTACAGATGACCAACTTGGTAGTAAGTTAGAAAAACTAGGTGTTGGTGTAAATATGATATCAGATGGATTGGAAAATCTGACTAATGAAAAAGCACAAACTCTTGGTAGACTTGGATTTGAGATTGGTAAAAACTTTGATAACTTTAATCTAAACTTTGGTATGGTGCCTCAAACTGCTGGTGCTGGTGCAGATATGACTATTGCACAAGGTGAACAAGCATCAAACACAGCTATAATAAATCAAGCTGTTGCAAATACAAACAATAATCAAACCACACGAAAAGTTTTTAATGCAACTGGTTCTAAACCAAATCATTCTAGAGCTCACCAGTCTCTACCTTAAACCTTTTTCTTTTGTATTTGGTCTTATCTTCATGGACTTGAGATTGTCCTTGTTTAGGTGTCACTTTGCGTGACTTAACCTTTGGTTCTTTCTTACCAAATATCTTTTCCCAGTTATCTTTAACTTGATTATCACTGACCACTGTAGGTCTCCTTTTAGAACCCTTTCCCATAATTAATTAGAAGTGTTAGAAGCCCCTCAGTGTTTCCCGCTATCTAACATGATATCCCCTGCCGCATCGATATCTTACCACGATTATGTACCCAAACCTCTAACCATCCTACTTGGTACATTCTATGGTGCAATAAACACCATCCCCCTCAGTCAATCCTTTAGTGCATAGTATATTTATAATTCAAATAACTTAGGATTGACAATCCTTACACATCATTTGCAAGTTTTTGGAAGT